GCCACTAGTACCACCTTGCTGACCACCACCTACCATTGGAATAGCGTTAGGGATTAGGTTTGTAGAAGGACGGTTAAAGTGCATTATCTCCCCCGCCCCGGGGGATGTTGGGGCGGGGGAGGAGGGGAGGCTACCGTAATCGGGCCGCATCGACGCGGTTATAGCACCCGGACTATTTGCATTGAAATAGTTCACCATAGACTGGAAATCGTTGGATGCTGGCAGTGACGCAAGACCACCTTCGGCAAACCCATACTGGGCCCGCTCTTCAGGGGTTAGCTCACTTACTGGACGAGGCGGTGGGTTAGATGGCGTAAAATACTTATGCTCTGCGCCACCAGAAGCCCGCATCTGCTCTGGAGATTGGAAAGACAACTCACGCTTACCGGGCACATACGGGCCCTTGTAGTTGGACTTATATTCATCAGCGTTTTCATCGTAGGTAGGCATGCTCGGCTGCATCGCGCCTGACACAGAGCTAAGTAATCCCGTACCAGCCAACATAGGCGCAGCTTTAGTTACCATACTGGGAGTGCCAGCAGGTAGCCCCTGAGTTACACTTTGTCCGAACTTGGAGAGCAAGCCACCAGCGGCTGGAGCAGTGGTGCCAGCGGTAGTAGCAGCATTCGACGCTAGGCCCGCTATGTTAGTACCCGACCCAATAGCACCGTTAGTGACAGCTAAGGCTGGGCTGCTCACCGCGCCTGCGGCACTGGTAAGGGTAGGTGCAACAGCACCAGCACCCATATTGGCCCCGAACATTCCGGCACTATCACCTAACAAGCCAGCGGCATTACCACCGAGAATAGAGCCACCAGCACCAACAGCACCGGCAAGACCGGCACCACCGAAGGCACCAAGACCAGCCATAAGACCTTTGCTTAAGTCTCCAGTAAGTGCGGTCTGTCCTGCGGCTACCATACCAGCAGCGAGTGGGGCACCGATACCAGTAGCAGCAAGACCGAAGCCGATGAGTGTTGGAAGCAGTTTACCGAGCCAGCCAGCTTCAGGCAGGCCAGTGTGTGGGTTGATTGTAAGAGAGCCACCATGTGCCATAGCTAGCTGCTGCAGACCGCTGACTTCGCCGGGGGTCATATGCACAAGCATCTTGTCGTCGCCACGACCGTAGCTCTGCAGCTGCTGGGCCATAGGGTTCTGAGTTACGGACAACCCACCAACCGCAGGCATACCACCAGTTTTACCGGGAACCATAGCACCAAGCTGCGGAGCCGACCCTGTTATCGAAGCATTTGACGCTGAATTTATGACCGGCGGCACGGTTCGCATGTCCATAGTGTACGTTCCTTATTCTGCTATTACACGTATAGCGCTAATCTGCTTAAAACTAAAGCCCTTACACATCACGCAACCTCCGACATAAATTCAACTTGCACGATAGCCGAAGGTGTAGCTGGGTGCGCAGGAGTAGTGCCCGGAACAGCGGTTACCGCTGGGAAATGTTCTATAGACACACCCGTGTCTGTGACATGCCACATGATTTGAATATAGTCGTTTGAAGCTAGCTCGACCATGATGGATGTTGTAGCAATTAGGTGTGCTGGGTTGCCGGTGCTTTTACGCGCCGGGATAGAAAACCGGCTGTTGGTGTCAGGAACGTCGGTTCCGTTTTTACGTATCCAGATGTCTATATCTTGCACATCATTGGTCGTGTTTTTGAACTGAAGGCTAAAGGTAACGGTATACACACCCTCGGTCGGCACTGTGAGACGAGAGCCACTGCTAAGTGTGACGCCATCCAAAAAGTCTGACACATCATAAGTAATAGCGTAGGCAACATCTATCGCGGCTGCGGTCTGGTCGGTCTGGCTCTGGAACTGCCCATAGGGGAAAGCGAGGTGCACCCCACTCCCATAGAAGAAGTCAGCCGTGTATTGCTGGGCGTTGTTGGGTGTGCGTGAGTCCAGCTGGGAGAAGTAAGTCTCAATGACGCGCATAAACTGCCGCATATACTGGGAGTCGTATTCCGCCGGAGCATTGGGTAGCGGCGCAGCTTTAAACCTATCAAGTGCCATTAGCGACGTCCGTCAGGTCGTGCGTCTAAGCGCGGTGCGCCAAGCTGCCACTGTACCCCAAGCTGGTCTGACGAGACTTTTAGCGCCATCTGACGCGCACGGGCGCGTATGAACACTTGGTCTGTGTACTGGTTTATCGACGTCTCTATAACCCGCTGGGCGTCTGCAGGGTCTGCACTAAAGCCGTTGCCGGGGAAATTACGTGGACGAACTTGCAATGTAATCTCAGGGCTAGTAGCCACCGACCCTGCAAAACTTACATCTGGCAGTATGCGCCTAGTGAGCATGAACTGGTCGCCGTCATCAAGGTCAAAGTCAGACGACTGGATATAGCTGTCCATAGGCAGCTCATCGTCATTCACCCCAAGCTCGTGGGCATATAGATAGCCACTGCCCGTACCGCCCACTGTGTTTACAGCTTGCGGGTAGAAGCGCACAGGAGTGTCAATCCACGCTGTGCGCGGCACATTCCCATAATACCACAGGCGTTCGAGGTGGTTATAAATCACATAGGCGTTGTTATAGTTGCTATCTGCGGTGGGGTAGAACCACCAGACTTCGTTCCACTGCTCATTAGTGCCGCACACAACTTGGTCGGCCTGCTCGAGATTGAAGTTGTTGAATACGTGGTTACGCAAGGTGCAAGGCAGCGTCTCGACACGACCAGTATAGGCATAGAATTTATCCTGCCCCATCCAGTAGGTGGTGTTAGCCGCCGTAGCCATAGCCCGTGGCGACATAATCGAGATGGTGTCTGCATACTCCTGCAGTCCGAATACGTCAGTGGTACCTAGAAACTGCAGGGTGTATAAGTGGCTGTCTGTCCATACGAGAATTTCCTGCCGTGTAGGCAGAGCGCGCACGATGCGTGAGCCGCGAGAGACACGTATGTCGCCTGCAGAGTTAATCTGTGTAGGCGTCCAGTCAGCCGGAGTATCTTGGTCAGCCCAGCGTATAAGCATGGGGTCAAAATCATCCGGGTCTACCGAACCAAAGGGCACCGCGCCAAAGGCAATCAAGTGCCTGTCCTGCTGTGATACCAACAGCTGCATAATCTTAACAGGGACCGACGCAGCCGTGAACCCTTGCGCAGTGGCGTAAGCTGATAAGCTAATAGCACGAGTATTTAGCGCGTTTGTCGGGTCGTCTGTAAGTCCGCGCTCCCACCAGTACGCACCACCATTGCGGTAGTTCATCACGAGGTCATTGTTGAAGTTGTCAAACCACCAGTCGCGCTGTTGCAGCGCTATCGGATACGCAGAGCCAGTGCCCCACGTACCACGACCCCAAGTGGCTGTACCCCAGCCATAACCAAGTACGCTAATAGCGTATCCGGGGCTTAGTTCAAACGAGAGGACGATGGCTGTACCACCCGAGCCGGTTACGGTGGATGTCGCACTTGTGCTAACAGTGTAGGTGAATATGTATGGGTCTACGACGGTAACCATGTAGTTACCGTTTATTTCAGTGATTGGGATACCACCGATGTTGGAGGGTGAGCCCGAACCCGTAACACCCGAAATAGTTACATAATCACCCGTCTGCGCGCCGTGACCGACTGCGCCTAAATTCACTGTGACCTTAGCTTGGCCATTAGTGGTTCTTATGCAGTTGTCTGTGTCCGGTGTGTCTAGCACCGGGTTAATGGCGCGCAGCGGGGTTATGTCGTAGTAGTTACCTGCGATTTCGATGTAGACTTTTACGTCCGTGCCCATCGCAAGCATATCATCAGAGAAAGTAGTGAACCAGTTCCACATCTGTCGGCAGTAGCCGATGAATGGGTCAGGCGCAGCTTTTAGCCAGCCACCAAGCTTCTCGGGGTAACCGGAACGGAAGCGTATTTTATCACACTCCCTCCAGCCGCCTTCGTTAGAATAGTCGGTCTGGTCACGGTTAACACCCGGTTTAAACTGAAGCTTGATGAAGGACACTTATTCCCCTTCTGCGTCGTCCTGCGGAGCGCCTACTTGAGCTTCCGCTTGTTCCTTGATTTTCACGACAAGAGGCCATGCACCTGAAGACGTCGGCAGGTTGCCAAGCGTCTGCAATACGGCGTTAACTTCTTCTACGTGTAGTTTAAGTTCGATTTCCATTATTAGCTCCATGGTAACGGGGGTGTGACTACCGGCGGGTCAATTTGGTCATTAATCTGCTGGGCCACGTTTGCTTCATAGCTTGCAACTTGCTCTGCGCCAAGTGCATCTTGCACCCAGCCAATGACCTGCGCTTCGGTGAGGTCTGCATATGGTATGAACGTCGCACCTGCATCAAGCGTAACGCCGACCGAGCCGTATACGCCGCCATTATAGGTGCCGTCGGTAGCCGAGAGGGTCCAATGCACGGTGAAGACTACGTCTGTCTCGCCGTCGAGTTCTGGGTAGCAATCGAGCTGAACTACGGACCATGTGTTTGTGATAGGCATACTTAATTCCCTTCTAGTTGTGCCACGCGGGCGGTGAGTTCTTGTATTG